GATACATCTTCGAGCACCACAGGCTGAGTCGCACGGCGCTGGCTGACCTGATCGGCGTTCCTGGCTATGACGACGCAGCCATTCGCAAAGTACTCGATGAAGGTCCTGGGCAGACTTGGGTGTCTGAGCCGACTGAATCGCAGCGCGAGGAAGAAGAACGCAAGTTCTACACGGAGATGCGTCCGACTGACTTGTTCGATGCTCTGGAGTTCTGGGGCAAGGTCAGTGGCAAGATGCTCCGTGAGTGGGGCATGGACGAAGGCGAAGTACCTGACGAAGCCCGTGAATACGACGCCAATGTTTGGCTCGTGGGTAACTACGTCATCAAGGCGATCCTGAACTACGACCCGCTGGGCGAGAAGCCCTACGCCAAGACTTCGTTCATCAAGACGCCGGGCGCGTTCTGGGGTCGTGGCATCCCTGAGATCATCGAGGACTTGCAGAACGTCTGCAACGCGGCTGCCCGCGCCTTGGTGAACAACATGGCCGTGGCGTCCGGCCCGCAGGTCGAAGTCAACCTGGACCGCATCCCGCCGAACGAGGACATCACCAAGATGTTCCCGTGGAAGGTCTGGCAGACGCTCAACGATCCGGCGGGGTCCTCTGCCCCGGCGGTGCGGTTCAACCAGCCCAACGACAACGCCAACACCCTCATGGGTGTGTATGAGCGGTTCAGCCGCTTGGCTGACGACCACTCGGGCATTCCGGCCTACATCTACGGCGACGTGGACGTGAAGGGCGCTGGGCGCACGGCATCTGGCCTGTCCATGCTGATGGGCTCTGCCGGTAAGGGCATCCGGCAGGTCGTGATGCACATCGATCATGATGTAATCAAGCCGATCATCAAGCGTCAGTTTGTTTATAATATGCGCTACGACTCGGATGAGAGCATCAAGGGCGACGCCGAGATCATCCCCCGTGGTGCCATCAACCTCGCTGTCCGCGAGACTGTGAACGTCCGGCGGGTCGAGTTCCTCAACGCCACGGCCAACCCGGTCGATATGCAGATCGTCGGGCTCAATGGCCGCGCTGCCCTGCTGCGCGAAGTGGCCAAGGGCCTCCAGATGCCGGTGGATGAGATCATCCCGTCGCGCGAGAAACTGGAGTACAACGTCCGTATGCAGCAGATGGCTGAGATGGCGCAGGCTCAGGCAGGACAGGCGCCCCAGGGCGCTGCTCCGCAGGGTCCGACCCCGCCAGCACCAGCCCCTGGCGGTGGCGCTCCGCAGACGAACGTGGTGGCCAACCAGAACACTGGAGCGGCTGCGTGATCCGTCTGACGCCCGAAGTTGTTGCCGCGCTTGCGCGGACTAGCCATGTATTGGAGCCGTGGCTTGCAGAGTCGCGGCAGAAAGAACTGGACCAACTACCTTTTGCAGCACCGGCAAATGTTGCTGTTGCGCAGGGTAGGTGCCAAGTGTTGACAGAGATACTTCGCTTGGTGCAGAGTTCTAAAGATATGGCGGCAAAACCCCGTTCAGAGGGGTAGCCTCCACCACCCACGCATACCGATAAGGAGCGTTCTGTGACTGTACCCGAGCAGGTTCGCCGCCAGTCTGAGGCTATCGCAAAGATGTACGAGGAGCGTGAGAACGGAGGGGCTTCTAACGAAGCGGCCGACGTTGCTGCGTCCACGGAGTCCGAGCAGGCCGACAGTGGTACCGATACTGCGCCTGAGTCCGCGCCTAACGAGCAGAGGCGGCAGGACACCACTGGTAGTGATACCTTCGAGCAGCGCTACCGCACCCTACAGGGCATGTACAACGCTGATACCGGACGCCTTCGGTCTGAGAATCAGCAGCTTGCCGGTAGGCTTGCGCAGCTAGAGCAGTTGCTTGCCAGCCTTTCCGCAACACCAGCGCCCGCTCAGGGCCAAGCCGTTGAGCGTCTGGTGTCCGAGAAGGATGTTGAGGAGTACGGCGACTCCATCGAGGTCATGCGTCGCGTGTCTCGTGAGGAGGTCTCGGCGGCGAACCGCCGGATTGCCGAGTTGGAGCAGATGCTTCGGCAGGTGCAGACCAACGTGATCCCTCGTGTTGAGCATGTCGCTCAACGGCAGGCCGCAACTGCGGAGCAGTCTTTCTGGAGTGAGCTTTCCTCTATGGTTCCTGCGTGGCGTGACATCAACGCCAATCAGGACTTCCACAAGTGGCTCCTTGAGACCGATCCTCTGACGGGTCTGACCCGCCAGACATATCTGGAAGATGCTCAGCGCAACCTCGATGCTCGCCGCGTGGCGGCGTTCTTCACTACCTGGGATGGAGCGAACGGACAGTCTGTTGCTGCTCAGCCAAATCGGAGTGCGTCAGGCTCTCAGCTTGAACGGCAGGTCGCTCCGGGTCGGAGCCGTGGCGGCAACGCCCCCACGGGGAACACCCCTAAGACCTACTCTGCCCAAGACATCGCAAAGTTCTTTGATGATGTAAGGCGGGGGCTGTACAAGGGTAAAGAAGCCGAGCGCGACCGGATCGAACGCGATATCTTCGCTGCACAGCGCGAGAATCGCATTGTCGCAACTGGCTGATAGGAGAAAGCCATGAGCTTCCCTGTTGCACCTGGACGCCCGAACTATTCTGGGAACTTCATCCCGGAAATCTGGTCGGGCAAGCTGATCGAGAACTTCTACGACGCCACGGTGCTGGCGGCGATCTCGAACACGGACTACGAAGGCGAGATTCGGAACCAGGGCGATACGGTGAACATCCGTACGACCCCGAACATCACCATTCGTGACTATGTGAAGGGGCAGAACCTTGTCGTGGAGAACCCCGACAAGCCGAAGCTCCAGCTTGTCATCGACAAGGGCGAGTACTTCGCCTGCGTTGAGGACGACATTGATCGCGTCCAGTCTGACGTGAAGCTCATGGATATGTGGTCCAAGGACGCTTCCGAGCAGATGAAGATCAAGATCGACCAGCGCGTCCTGACGGACATGCTGCCGGACATCGCTGCGGCGAACAAGGGCGCCACCGCTGGTGCTCAGTCGGCTGCCTTCAACCTCGGTACCACGGCCTCGCCGCTGTCGGTGACGAAGGACGGCGCTGGCGGCACCACGTCCGTGGTTGACCTGATCGTCGATCTGGGCACCGTGCTCGATGAAGCGAACTGCCCGGAAGCCGGTCGCTTCCTGGTGATCCCGGCCCGCATGGCTGGCCTCATCAAGAAGTCGGAACTGAAGGACGCTTCGCTGACCGGCGATGGTACTTCGGTGGTCCGCAACGGCCGCCTCGGCATGATCGACCGCTTCACGCTCTATGTGTCCCACAACCTGAAGGTGGACACGGGCGGGAAGTACAACATCATCGCCGGTACGAAGATGGGCCTGACGTTTGCGTCTCAGATGACTGAGATGGAGACGATCCGCTCTGAGTCCACTTTCGGTGACATCATCCGTGGCCTCCAGGTCTATGGCTACAAGGTGGTGAAGCCGGAAGCCCTCACCCAGTCCGTCGTGACCTTCGCGTAAGGAGCCAGGATAATGGTCGCATATACCGACTCCTTCGGGTTCAACAAGGGCTCGACGGCGTACCCGTCCAACTACACGCCCCGCCTCTCGGTGATCGAAATCGACCTCGACTTCGCCAAGATCGCGGCGGCGCGTACTGCCGCTGGCGTGGCCGCGCTCGGCTCCGCTGACACCCTGGTGCTCTGCACGCTGCCCAAGGGGACGTTCGTTCTGAACGGCTCTGCGGTTCTCGTGAAGGCCGAGGGCGCCGCTGCCAACATCGACGTTGGTATCGGCGGTGGCACCACCGACTTCTGGATCGATGGCTTCGATCTGAACGGCACGGTTGGCGCTGTTGGCGGCTACGCTGACACGGCGGCTTACCTCTGCACGGCTGACACCAACGTCCTGCTGACGCTCAACAGCGCTGGCATCGACGCGGCCCGTGTGAAGGTCCAGCTTGCCGTGGTCAACATGGGCGCCGATCAGGGCACGATCCCGAGCGCGTAACGCGGTGGGGGGCTTCGGCCCCCCATCTCCTGTAAGGAGATAGAGAATGTCTGTCTATTCGGGTGTTACGCAGTCTAACCTTCGCGCCATTGAGGCTAAGGTTGACAAGCTCGTGGTTGGTACTGTCACCAGCATTGATGTTCCGGTGTCTGCCGGTTCGGCTCTGACGGTGACGGCTGCTGCTCACGCTGGTAAGATCATCGCTCTGGATGCGGCAGCCGGGTCAACCATCACCCTCCCCGCTGCGACCGGCACTGGCAACGTGTACACGTTCGTCACCAAGGTCATCGCCACCAGCAACAGCCACGTCATCAAGGTCGCCAACGCTACCGACGTGTTCTCCGGGTCTCTGACCGTGGTGGACAATGCCGATGGTACTGCGACGACGTTCGGTACTGTGGCTGCCAGCGACACCATCACGCTGAACCGTACCACTACTGGTTCGGTGAAGGTCGGTGAACGCATCAACATCATTGATGTCGCGTCTGGCTTCTTCAGCGTCACCGGTACTGTTATCGGTACTGGCTCTGAGGCGACGCCGTTCAGCGCGACGGTCTCCTAAAGGATAGGGGCTACGGCCCCTATTCATCCCCTACCGCAGGAGCAAGGCAGTGCCGACCAACCTTACCGGCAACAAGATCAAGGACACCTTCAGCCAGCTTCTGCACATCGATGGCGGGCCTGCCGCCAGCGAGAAGGTTGTCCATAGCGGCACTGGTGTCGCCACTGCGCTGTCTCTTGGCACTGGCTCTGCGTCTGTCGATAATATAAAGATCGACGGCAATACTATTTCATCGACTGATACTAACGGGAACATCAACCTGACGCCGAATGGTACCGGTGTTGTTGTGATTCCTGAGGCAGAATTTACTACTCTTGATGCAGTTACGTTCAATACGGTGAACGTAGCAGCGGGTATGGCGATCTCCAACGCTACTATCCTCGCGCAAGGCACCAACACGAACATCGACATCACCCTGACGCCCAAGGGTACCGGCTCTGTCGTCCTACCCAAGGTGGCCATCACCTCCGGTACCGTGCCATTCAACACGATCACCAACCGCGCCTATGCGTCGTTCTATGATGCAGGCACGACGGATCAGACTGGCAGCACCACAGACCGCACGGCGGTCAAGTGGGCGACTGCTGCTGTGGCAGGCGCTGGTATCACTGTTGCGAGCAACAGCCGCATCACTCTGGCCGCAGCGGGCACGTACAGATTCAACGCAAGCCTCCAGTTCAACAACTCTGTGAACACAGCGTATAAAGTTGATGTGTGGTTTACAAAGAACGGTACAAATATCGCTAACTCTGCTGCGCGCGTGACCATTCCAAAGTCATCAGAAGGCGGCACCTATCTCATGGCGTATGAGATTTTTGAGTCCGTGGCTGCCAATGACTATGTTGAGATGTATTGGTACCCAGAGAATGTAGGTGTAACGCTGCATTACGTTGCTCCAGTGGCGGCCAATCCTGGTGTCACGCCCGCTATTCCTGCCGTCCCTCCTGCAATCGTCGTGGTCGAAAGGGTCGCGTGATGGCTGAGCGTCTCGATAAGGCAAAGATGAAGTGCAACGCGCCGCGTCGCACACCCGGCCACCCTACCAAGAGCCACGTCGTGAAGGCGTGTTCCGGCGGTCAGGAGAAGATAGTGCGCTTTGGTCAGCAGGGTGTAGAGGGTGCGGGTAAGAACCCTACCAGTGAGCGCGACAAGGCGCGCAAGCGGTCGTACTATGCTCGCCACAACGCCCAAGACCCCAGTCCGAGTAAGTTGTCGGCTCGGTATTGGAGCCACAAGGTGAAGTGGTAAAATGGCCAGCCCCAAGCCGACCAACCCTGCGCTATGGTCTCGGGTCCAAGCCGAAGCTAAGCGCAAGTTCGACGTTCATCCGTCTGCGTACTCCAACGCCTGGGCTTCCAAGGAGTATAAGAAGCGCGGTGGCGGATGGCGCGGACCCGACAACAGGGTGAAGAAGGGTGGCTAAGGGCGGTCTCGGCAAGTGGTTCGGTGAGCGCTGGGTCGATATCAAGACCGGCAAGGAGTGCGGTCGCAGCGGGGCTGAGAAGGGGAAGCGGAGTTACCCAGCCTGCCGCCCGGCAGCCACCGCAGCCAAGATGAGTGCCTCTGAGAAGCGCACCATGGCGGCCCGCAAGACGAGCCCCACTCGACAGTCTTGGCCGGTTACCCCTTCAGGAAAAAGAAAATGACCAAGATCAGGTACCTCAAGAGCCGCAAGGACGGGTGGATTTTCGAGTGGGACCCCATCCTCGACAAGAACCCGAACCTCTATGAGGTGACGGAGGAAGAAGCGTTCCCTGAGCGTTTCATCCCCGTTGCTGCGATAGCAGCCGTGGCGGCCAAGCGCGGGCGTCCGCGCAAGCAGGCGCTGGACCTCACTACTAATGACATCCCTGAGGAACCTGCGTATAACAACGATGCGCTCAATGCTGACGCATCCAAGGGGCTGTTGCCGTGACACCTGCGGAAATCATCGTGGAGGCGCGCAA